TGTGCCTGTTACTGTTAAACCTGATGTTGTTAGACTTGTAAATGTTGGATTAGCATTAGCATAAGGTTGCATTGCTGTAATATCAGCTGTATTAGTTGCTATTGCTGATGTATTAGCTGTAATTAAAGTTGAATTTGCATCAATATTTGTTTGAAGTATTGTATCTGCTGCCGCAAATTCTGTACGAATTAACGCACGGTCTGTTGTTGCTGTAGCATCTGCTGATGTAAATGCTGATGTTATGGCTGCATCTGCTGCCAACATTTGTGCTGTAGTAGAATAACTACTTAGATCAACACTACCAGATGATGCAGTTGATGTGCCGCCACTACCTAAATTTGTTGTAGTTGCTGGAGGGCTAGTTACTACTATACCACTTTCTGATAATCCAGTTACACCTGGCTGTGCTATAGGTTGGGTAGGATCTCCTACACTTGTTTGTTGTACTTCTTGTAATGTAGTTGTAGTCCAATTTATTACTCTTCCACAATGATCATACACTGGTTCTTTATTGGCTAATAATACTGATGTGTCGCCATCGTTTTCTAATTTTGCTAAAAGCTCTGGTTCTAATAAGTACCAAAAAATGTTACGCCCTTGAGCATCAACTGGATATCCTTTTAAACTATTATACAAAGATTGTAAGTTACTTGCGTATTGTTGACTTTTTGCTAATGTCATATCCTCTGGAATTGCAACACCTACTCCAGTGTGTACTCTTGTGCTTGGTGTAAACATACTACCACCACTTGAACTTGTTCCTTTAAAGTTATTTTCAAACTCTATAAGGTTTTTCATATCATTTTTAAATGCGTTTAAGTCATTGATAATACTTGTTTTTAATGCCGTCGGCATTCCAAGTAAATTACTAATATTATTGCCTAGTTTTTGTAATAATCCACCTGTAAATAAGTTAGGTGTAAAATTTCCATCTGTTCCAATACATCCACCTATATCACTGTCTGCTATAGTTCCAAGTGTATCAAGTATATCTTTACCTGCACCTAAGAAACTACCCATTGAATCTTTTAATACATTTGGAATAGCACGTGGTATTACAGGTGTTCCACAGAAATTAATCATATTTGCAATTGCGGCAAATTCTGCCACTGCGGCATTTAGTCTGCCTATTGCATTATCTATATCAGTGTGTGCGATAAAATCGTCTAGTGCTTTTTCGGCTTCTTCTAATGCTTCTTTTAAATCTTCTAAACCTGCAGGAATCTCAGGTATTAATCTACCTAAGTTTATTTTTAAGCATATTTGTAAATTTGGTAGTTTTATGCCATTGCCAGCTAATAGGCTACATATAATTTCTTTTAAGCTGTATGACTGTGTTTGAGCTGTTACAGTACCTGTTTTAGGGTCTATGTCAAACTTACCTGTAGGTAAATCTATCTTAGTTGAGTTAAGATAGTCACTTGCATCTTTTAATGGGCCTACAAAATCACTCATATTATTGACCTATATCAACGTTAGGGCTACCTGAGGTAGCGTTTGGTCCACAATGCCCGTGGCCAATGTGTCCGATAACACCGCACAAAGAATCAGCGCCTGCTGAGTTACCATTCAACACTACTAACTTACCACCTACAAATACATTTCTGCATTGAGCTGCTAAGTTTCCGCCGCCGTGACTATTTGGATCACCATCTACGCTGATTGGTTGTGAATTGACAAATACGTTTTTATATGCGATTGCATTTGTACTTGCTCCACATTTACGCGAGTCTCCATGTCTATGAACTTGTGGCACTTGCTATTGCTATTCCTGTACTTTGTTTAATATACATATTGCTGGCATCCTTTGCAGATTTAACTATGCATATAACATTATTTATCTTTAGTCTAATTTTAGTCTCCGGTGCTACTGTAAACATATATGGCGCTAATGCCATTCCGTTTTGTGCCGCTATTAAAATATAAGGCTTTGCAACAATAACATCTCTGTCGTTTTCTTCTTCAAAACGTGCAATCATTTCTTCACCTGAAGAAAGTTTAATGCTTATTACATCACCTACTTTATATTGTTCTTGTATTAACATATATTATCCTTATTGTAATTTGTTTCTTCAATGTACTTTAGTAATTCATCATACCCACCAATTTTATTACCACTTACGATAATTTGTGGGAATGTTCTTGCTCCTGGAAATTCTTCCATAATAACTTCTCTTGTGAAATCTTTGTCTAACTGCTTGTACTCGTAATCATATCCACGAGTTTCGCATAAGTTTTTTGCAGCATCACAATAACCACATTGTGTTTTTCCGTAAATTATAATCATAAACTTAATCCTGAAAATGTATCTTCTGATACGTCTTTTTTAACACCGCCGATAACATAAGAACTAATCTCTGTTTCCTGTGGTGCTACTTGTACTTCTTTGCCACTAATCCATTTTTGTGTCCATGGTAATGGGTTTGCTTGTGAAGTAGTGTATGGACATTTCATACCTAATGCGATCATACGCTTACAACAAATCCATTCAATATAATCACTTAGTAATTGTGCATTTAGTCCAATCATTGAGCCATCTTTAAATAGATAATCAGCCCATGCTTTTTCTTGTTCAACTGCATCTACAAACATTTGAGTGACTTCATTTTTGCATTCTTCTGAAATCTTTGCAAAATCTTTATCTTCTTGTCTTAATACTTTTGAAAGTAAATATTGTGTACTTGCCAGGTGTACGTTTTCGTCACGTGCAATAAATTTAATAATCTTTGCATTTCCTTCCATCTTCTTAAGTTCTGCAAATGCCCAAGAACATGCGAAACTTACATAGAAGCGAATTCCTTCTAAAATATTAACACTATTCAATGTTAACCAAATAAGTTTCTTTAATTCATACTTACTAATTTCTATTTTCTTTCCATTAACAGTATGTGTTCCTTCGCCTAGTAATTGATAATATTGTGAGTATGTAATAAGTTCATCGTAATACTTACTAATTGAATCTCCACATTCTGTAATTTCTTTGCTATCTGCTAATTCATCAAATACAATACTTGGGTTAGCATAAATGTTACGAATAATATGTGTGTAACTACGTGAATGAATTGTTTCACTAAATGTCCAAGTCATAATCCAATTTTCTAGTTCTGGTAAACTTATAATAGGACCAAATGCTTCAACTGGTGCTCTGCCTTGTACACTATCTAAAAGAATTTGTCTTTTAAGATTAGCTGTAAATATATGCTGTTCATGATCTGTCAGATCTTTAAAATCACTGTTGTCTTTATTGCAATCAATTTCTTGTGGCAACCAAAAGAAACCAAGTTGTTTTTCTGTTAATTTATCAAATTGTTTATATTTTAAAGTGTCGTATCGTTGAAAACCTAACTTTCCATCAAGAAATGCATTTGCTTCTGTATGGTATTTCTCATTTTTTACGTTTAAAATTGTCATTCATGTATTTCCTTAAATTACGCAACTTTCACAGTAGTCGTCAAATTCTTCATCTGATCCAAAACTATCTCTTCCTAATAGTTCTTCTTCACTTTGCTTATCAAAGTCTATTTCGCCTTGCCCATCGTGTGTATTAAAATAATACAATTGCTTACCACCATACTTGTAAAACATTACAAGGTGTTGTAGCATTATACTTAATGGAATCTTTTCTTCTTCGTAAAATTCTGGGTTGTAACTTGTATTAACACTAATGCCTTGATCAATGTATTTTTGTAGTACTGCCATAATCTTTAAATAACCTTCAGGACTACGTTGGTCCCACAGTAGGTCATATTTGTTCTTTAAGCGTGGATAACCTGGAACTACTTGCTTTAGTATTCCGTGTTTACTTTGCTTTACACTAACAAATGCACGTGGCGGTTCAATACCGTTTGTGCTGTTACTAATTTGTGCTGATGTTTCTGCTGGCATAAGTGCCATTAGTGTTGAGTTTCTAATTCCTGTTTTCTTAAGTTGCTTACGTAAACTTTTCCAAGGCATTCTTTCTTTGTGTGGCACTAATTCATCTAGTTCTTTTTTGTATGTTTGATTAGGAGTAATGCCGTCGCCATATTTTGTTTCGTACACTCCATCAATATTACCTTTATCAATTGCTAAATCGGCACTTGCTTTAATTAAATAATAACTCCATGCTTCTGCCCATTCGTCAACTAATGCTAAACCTTTTGCATTAATGTCTTGGTAGTTTAAATCATTTTTTGCTAACCAAAATGCAAAATTAATAATACCGATGCCCAACGGACGGCGTTTCATTGTGCTAAGTTCTGCTGAAACTACAGGATAATTTTGATAATCTAATAATTCATCTAACCCACGAACTGCTAATCTACATACACGTTCAAAATCTTTTGGTGTTTTAATGTTGCCCCAATTAATAGCACTTAGCGTACATAAACTAATTTCGCCATCTCTATCATTGAAAAAAGATAATGGCTTTGTAGGTAGGTTAATTTCACAGCATAAGTTACTCTGTTTAATAGGTGCTACGTCTGGTTTAAATGCTCCATGTGTATTAGCATGATCAACATTCATTAAGTATATGCGTCCTGTATTTTTACGTTCTTCCATAAACATACCAAACAACTCTGCGGCAGGAATAACTTTTTGTCTTTTTACATTTTTTTCTGCTTCTTCATATAATTGTTTAAATTTGTCCTGATCATCAAAAAAGGATTCATATAAGCCCGGAACGTCATTTGGTGAAAATAATGTTATGTTTCCTCCTGATAATAACCGCTCGTACATAAGTTTATTAAACTGTACTCCGTAGTCCATATGCCTAACACGATTGTCTTCTGTACCTTTATTGTTCTTTAATACAAGTAAGTCTTCAACTTCATAATGCCAAACAGGATAATATAATGTTGCAGCTCCGCCTCTTACTCCGCCTTGAGAACAAGATTTAACTGAGCTTTGGAATAGTTTATAAAATGGAATAACACCAGTATGACTAGTATCACCGTTTCTAATTGGTGAACCGATAGCACGAATACTGCCTGCGCCTATACCAATACCTGCTTTTTGAGAAACATATTTAACAATAGCACTACTTGTAGCATTAATACTATCAAGGCTATCATTGGTTTCAATTAATACGCAACTACTAAATTGTCTTTGTGGTGTGCGTAATCCAGCCATAATAGGAGTAGGTAAACTAATATCAAAATTACTAATGGCGTCATAATATTCTTTTACGTATTTCATACGTGTTTCTTGTGGATACGCAGAAAACAATGTTGCTGCTATCATCATGTATGCTACTTGTGGTGTTTCTAGTATCTCACCTGTAATACGATTTTGTGCTAAGTACTTTCCACGAAATTGTTCCATACCTACATATGTAATATTTTCATCTCTATCGTGTTTAATGTAATTGTTTAATGCGTCGATTTCTTCGGTAGTATAAACGGAGAAAAAACTTTTATCGTAATAACCTAATTCTACATTTTTTTTAGCAATGTCTTTAAGATGTGGTGGTTCAAAAGATTGATAAACTATCTTTCTTAAATGATAGTTAATTAATCTACCTGCAACCCATTGATAGTTTGGAGTTTCTTCAGTAATAAGATCAGCTGCTGCTTTAATTAGTGTTTCTTGAATATTCTGTGTTTCTATGCCATTATAAAATTGTATATGACTCTTTAATTCTACTTGACTTGCACTTACTCCAGTAACACCTTCACACGCATAAAAAACTACATTATGCATTTTTTCTAAATCTAATTCTTCACGTGACCCATCACGTTTTACAATTGTTATGTCTTTGCTCATTTATTATCCAATTTCTTTTGTTTATAGTTAAAAACTATTTTACCAAGGTACTGACGTTTGTATCATTTAGCACATTGAATTCTTTCATCACTTCTTTCGTATCTACTGTATCATAATTATAGTTTAGAATGTGAATATCGTCAACCAAAACTATTAGTTTTATTTCATTATTTTCCACATTTTGCACATGTAATATTCTACAAGGAATATCACTGTAATATAATGTATATGCTATACATAATCCTACAACATTTTCGTCGTAATTATTCATGTCTAACATTTCCCAAGGACTAGGCCAGGTGCTTGGAGTATATGGGTCTATTGCCGTTGTCCCTAACGGAGTAGTTTTCCAAAAATCAATAACAACTCGAAGTTGTTTCTCTATTTTAGTGATTTCTACTATTTCTTTTCTTAAACACCGCCATCTTTGAAGCCTAGATTTCAGCGGTAATTGCCATGTATCTTTCATTTAACTACTTAAATGACTTTTGAATATATGTAAATGTGTTTGTGTTAGTGGTACTAGAATCTTATTGTTAGATGATATTGGTGCAACAACTAATACTGATGGACCGGATGCTTGGAAGAGCATAGCTGGAATTGTGCCTTGATGTGTTGCCATATCTTTTTCCTTATTATAATGTATTTATGATAACTGCCTATATAATATATATCAGTGACCGTGCATTATGTCTTATAGTCTATAGAATTTTTCTAGCCTCTGAGCCCATTGCATTTCCCACTTACCAAAGTCATTTGGATCTGATTCAAACAGTTGCCATTGGCAATCTCCACTGCACATGAATATAGCAATGTTTTCAATTTTAGTTTCAAACATCTCATTATGTGCTAGAGCGTATGCGGCTCCTTGTAAGAAATAATCATCAATCCATTCACGTTTCTTTGGTTTATTTGTCTGCTTGAAATCCATAATAGTTTGCTTACCTTTATACATACCAACTAAATCTGTTGTGCCTGCATATAGATTTGCCGCACATAACATAACTTCTGTGCCCCATATTTCATCAATATCATTTTCAATATTTTCAACTACTACTTGTGCCATTGCCTTTGCTTGTCTATGTACTATATTGTTACCCGGATTATAAGTTTCGTATTCGCCTAATGCCCAATGTTCAAGTATATTGTGCATTACTGTTCCACGATTTGCGGCAGTAGTTGTAATGCGTTGTGCTTCTTCTTTACCTACACGTTTTCGCCAAGCGGCAAGTCCGGCACGTTTTTCTGCTGGTTGGGTTGCACTTAAAATTGTGGTTACACTTGGAACAGGATCGCCCCAAGGATTCTCATACATACGTTTGCCGTCGGCTTGTGTTTCACGTTTAAGTTCTTTGTAATCGTACTTTTGAATTATGTTTGGCATATATAAAGTATACTACTATTAAGACAATATGTCAACGACTTTAGGCAAAATATAATTCTCAAATACCCATTTATTTGCCTTTGGAGACCAATGGTCGTCATCTAAAGAGATTGTTAACCCTGCTTCTTGTAATAGAGGTTTCATAAAATCTTGCTTAATTTGTGTTGCTACAGGTTTATTCCCATGCCGCGCCTGATAAATCTGATATTGTTGTTTATGATTTATTCCAAATGCGTCTTGAAGCTCGTAGAATGCTCCTATCTGTTTATCTTCGCCTCTGTCGTTTGGATCATGCATTAAATCAAACTTTAAAATATGTTTAAAATTATAAAATTTATCCATATTCTCATACCAAAGTTGATTATAGGTTTGAACCTCTGTAGATACACATTTTTCTCTTAAAGTTGCTGAAAATGATTTTAAAACACTTTCCGGCCATTGAGCATTGTATTCATCTGCACCAACTCCAGATGGAACATTTACTTCTTCTGGATTATGAGCACTTGCCCAATAATGCTTTTGATGAAATTTATTTATATAATTAGAATGCTCAGTATAATTTTCTTCCCACTTAAAATTTCCATCACCTATATGAAGTAGTGCTCGTTCGTTAAATGTTCTATTAGTCAGTACAACATCAATATTATTTATTTTTGCATCAAGCAAAGCTAATTGATAATGATCATAGCCTCTGCCGCCGCAGGAATAATTATAATATTGATGTTGAGGGAAGTGTCGTGCTAATAACCAGGTCCATGAATTCTGTTGCTGTCCTGTTTGTTCGTACGCAGAAAAGCTGTCGCCGATAAATGCTACTCGCATAATTTCTTAATCCTATTGTTTATTTTTTGATTCTATTGTAGTTAGACTTTTTTCTCTGTCTAAAAATTTGTATTCTAATTTTACAGGTTCAAATGCTTCGTTGATTTTATCAAATATTTGTTGTGGATCAAAGTCAGCACATGAGTAAACATCCATTTGTAATAATCCTGGATTAACTTCATCCCATATGTGAACTGCAATGTGTGAAGTTTCAATGATTACTACACCAGTTAGTCCTTTGTTTCCTGGTACATCAACGTATGCGGTGATAGGACCTTGACATATGTCCATTTTGATTTCACTCACTAAATTTACTAACCATGAATGCAACCACTTAGGATCAGTGGGTGTCTTTCCAGTTTCTGCTCTTATAATGAGATGTTTGTGTTTTACAATTAGGTCTGCCATACTACCAATAAATGTACCATTTAAACGTTCTATTAGTAGACGTGTTTGTTAGTCTTTCAATTTTATAGCCCAAGTTTGTAAAATGCTTGATTACTTGTTCCATTTGGTTTTGAATAGCACGGTCTGTTGATGTGCCTTGCCATACTGTAAAATAATTTACACTAGTTGGATTTGGTAGTGTGTATACTCCTGCGACAAATCCAAGTGAAGTATTTGCTGTTCCGGCGCCAATTTCATATGACCATGTTGCGCCTGCAGTATCTTCAATTGTTAAAACTAAATATCCTGCGTCTTTTGATGCTGTTATACCTGATATATTAGCATCATTAATATCTGCAATAATGGCATTAAGTGAAGTTCCTGATGTTCCAAGTGTTACTGTTTGGCTATCAATAATAAAAGTATCGCCTACGTTAATAGTGGGTGCATTAACTGTGCCAATTTTTTGTACACTAGGTGTAGATATTGTCATTGTAGTGCCATCATCTACAAATCCTTCAAATTTTCCTAAGGCACTTTCAGTAATCACTTTTTCCATGATTATTTGTGTTTCTTTATACACAATCATATCTTGTGATGCTTTTGATCTTGCCTGAGCCGCGTTTAATCCTATACTCATTTGTTTAACTCTTTTTTCATTTGCTTCTTAGCCATTGATTTAACTTTTTTCTTATTTTTTTCTGGATCTATTTTATTCATATTATGAGCACCTAAACTTGATGTGTTAAAATATACTATACCGTCTTTAATATTATTAACAATACTAAGACTGGTAATCTCATCAAACAGAGATTCGTCGTCAACATCTACACCCATTGACATTAGCTCTTTAACTAATGCGTCAAGTGGTATGCTTTCAACACCCTCACTACTTAATATAGATAGTAGATCAATAACTTTAGAATCTACTACTGATATCTCAAAAAGATCAGCGTATCTCATGCCGCTACTTCTTTAGTACCGCAAATGCTTGTTTTAAAATTTCTTTATTAACTTTACCGTTAGCCTGTGCTTCTTTTACCATACTTAGTGCTTGGAGATATGAGTCTTCTTTCATCTCTCTGCCTTCTTCGTCTGTTTCTGCACTTGCAGCGTCGGCGCCTTCAAAATCATCCATTTCTGGTTCGATTTGAATATCACCCATGTCATCTAATGCAGGCTCCATTGTGTCATCCATTCCCATGTCTGACTCAGGTGCCTGTCCTTGTGCTACTAAAACCGCATCGCTTACTTGTGCGTTTGCTGATTTTACTGCTTCAAGAGCCGAGCCAATTGCCGCTTCTGCTGATGTGTTAAACGCATCTGCTTCTGCTGTACCAACTTCTTCTTTCATTGCGTTAGTAATGCTCATTAGTTCTTCTACTTGCATACTGGCTAAATTTTCAGCCATTTTTTGTAGATCGTCTGCCATATTTTTCGCTGCTAAAAGGACTTCCGCTTGGTCTAGTTCATTTTCCAATATTGGATTATTTTCCATAGCTGTGTTTATACCTTCCAGAATTAACAATAACTTCTGATATTGTTTATTATTTACTTCTACACCACTTTCACGTAGTGATTTTAGTTTGTTTTCAGTGACTACTTTAACTTTAGATAGCTTGGCATTGCCAGCCCCAAAGTCAAATGCCATACCAAATACTTCTTTAAGCGTTGAATCTAATTTGTTTAGATTTTTTACTTTTAATTGTTTTAATTCCATATTATTACCCCACTAGAGTTTTGTTATATATTGTATTTATGCTTAAAGGCTACTTTTGATTTGATTTTTTATACTTTTCATCTTAGAAATAGCAGAACCTTGTTTTGCCATAGCTATATCAAGTTTATAACCTTCTGTAAGCGTTCTACATTTTACTTTATGTAGTGCTGCTTCTGTTAATGCACTTAAATACCTACTGTCTAGTTCTATTAATCTACTAATTTTGCTATCATTCTCAAATAACAAACCTTTTACAACACCCATTGCTGTTTCGAACAAAGATAGTTGTTTAAAGATTATTTTATCACCTTCTTTAATATTATAAAACGTCTTCTTCATACCAGGAAAAATTTCTTGTTTGTCTAAAACAATTTCAAAGGTATCAACTTTTACAGAGTTACCTTTTCTGTTTAATACAGATAATTCAATGTCATTGTGTGACTCTTGGATTATTTCTTTAGTAACTTTAGTTGTAGCTTCATCAAGTTTCTGCAAAATTTTTAACATACCATTGGCATTTTTACCAACTGCTAATTTATTAACAGTAGGTTTGTTTTTTTCGTTTTTTAATTTCTGAGCCGCTGTTGGCTCTGTATTCGCTGATTCATTTAGTTTAGCAATGATATCCATCATTCCTTTTACTTCTTCTGTTGGCATTATAGGCTCCCTTTCATTCGTTCAAAATATACTTTGTTATTCTCCACTATCTTTTTAACAATATTCTTGTTAACTAGGCTTTGAATTAGGTAATTTTCACGTTCGGATAAATCTTCCTTACATGTACGTTCTAATAAGTTTTCGTACATTTCACATTCGTGAAGTGATAAAAATG